AGCATCCGCATCTATTTCTATAATGTTAATAGATTTTTCTAAATTAGAAAATTTTGTTTTAGATACTTCTGACATGAATATCTTTTTAGTTATTTAGTCTTAAAGTTTGCATAAGATAATGAACGTAGATAATCTATCTCATCATTGTTGATCACATGCAATCTTCCTACCACCTCTTGCCATGTATAGTTCCTTGATGTTCCCCAATGAAAGTTAAGTCCTTGGAATCCCCACCTTTCTACAAAGGTAACAGCAACAAGAGGGAACTCATCATACACACCAGGTGTTTTGGCATTATATACAAAGGTATAGTATCCACCTGCATCAGGAACTAATTCAGTTTGACTGAAGACCTCCATGATATTCATCATGATGTCATCAGCACTGGTTAGTCCTTCAATTTGTTCTTGAAGTTCTTCTGTTCTCTCTGACATTACTTGATACCTAACTCATCTTCTGTGATAACTTTGAATTCAATTCTTCTATCTAAACAAAACTCTTGTGCTGCTTTCCATTTAGCTTGGTTGACAGCATAGGTTGTAAGTTCATACAGATATGATTTAGTCACTCTAGATTTTTTCTTTGGTGGTTTAGTTTGCTTTTTTGGTTTCACTTCAATCACATAAGTTTTAACCTTACCATTACTTTCTTTTACTTTCATAAGAAAGTCTGGATAGTATCTATGAGGTCTGTGATCTACAGGAGATAGGTATGGAATACTTATCTCTTCAGAAGCCCATGCTATAATATTCTCATTCAGATCACAGTATCTACAGAACTTACGCTCCCAACTACTACGACATATTATATTATTTGAATTGCCTTGATATTTTTGAGGGTACTTTGGTTTGTACTTACTCTTAATACTTTCAGCCATCTCTTATACATAATATATAATCTAAAATATTTATAGATGGCAGGTGCTCGTCCAGAAAAATTAAGAGTAGATGATATAAAAAGTAGGTTGTTGAATGTTGCACAGACCTCCCAGTATCGTTTGACTCTATCAGTGCCAGCAGCAGTTAGATCTAGACTTACAGATTTAAGTGATCTAGATCTAGATAATATTAGCTTGTCTTGTTCAGAAGCAAACCTACCAGGTTCCTCACTAGCAACTCATGATGTCACTAATGATTATCAAGGTGTCACTGAGAAGATGGCATATAGGAGAATATATGATGATGTGTTGGGGTTGACATTCTATGTTGATAGAGAGTATAATACAATTAAAATGTTTGAAAGGTGGATTGATTATATCAGTGGGATTACAGATCCTACAAAATTTAAAAGTCCATTTACAAATCAAAGAGTATCTTATCCTAAAACATATAAGAAGGATATATTCTTGAGTAAGTTTGAGAAGGATCATTTTTCAGATGAATCCACCATCCCTAAGATAACTTTTGACTATACTTTTGTTCAAGCTTTTCCTAGAGATATCACTGCCATTCCTCTTTCTTATGAACAAGGACAAATTTTAAAGTGCAGTGTGTCCTTCTCATTCATAAGGTATGTTGTGGAGGATAAAAGAGAAGACTTAGCAGTTCTTTTCTAAATAAACTACACTATAAAATATTATGCCATTACCAACCATTGTTACGCCAACTTATGAACTTGAGTTGCCATCTACAGGAAAGAAAATTAAGTATAGACCTTTTTTAGTTAAGGAGGAGAAGTTACTTGTTCTAGCATTAGAGTCTGAGGATACAAAACAAATCACCACTGCTATCAGAACTGTTCTTAAGAGCTGTATTGAAACTAGAGGAGTGAAGGTGGAATTACTACCTACTTTTGACATAGAGTATTTGTTTTTACATATAAGGGGTAAGTCTGTTGGTGAAGAGATTGAAGTTAATTTAATATGTCCTGATGATGGAGAAACTAATGTTCCAGTTACAATTAACATTGATGATATTAAAATTCAAAAAGATAAATCACATAGTAAAAAAATTAAATTAGATTCTGAGTTGGTAATGGAGATGAAGTATCCTTCATTGGATGAGTTCATCAAAAATAATTTTGATTTTACTGATGATTTGGATATGGATTCTTCCTTTGATCTGATAGCATCTTGTATTGATAAAATTTATAATGCAGAGGAGGTATGGTCTACAGCAGATTGCACTAAGAAAGAAGTGAAAGATTTCCTAGAGCAAATGAATAGTTTGCAATTTAAACAAATTGAAAATTTCTTTACCACTATGCCTAAGTTATCTCACAGCATAAAGTTTAAGAATCCTAAAACATCTGTTGAGAATACTGTGGTATTAGAAGGGTTATCATCTTTTTTCGCGTAGCCATGGTTCACATGGACTTGGAGAATTACTATAAAATTAATTTTGCTTTACTCCAGTTCCATAAATATTCATTAGCTGAGGTTGAAAATTTAATTCCTTGGGAGAGAGACATTTACATTGGTATGCTTAAGCAGCATCTTGAGGATGAAAAATTAAAGCAACAACAAAGAAGTAACTAATGGCAGCAGCTACCACCAGTCCAGTAAAGATACTTACAGATCTAGGATATGAGATCTGGGAGATGGAGATTCCTGAGGACTTTCGTAGCGCTTTGATAGAGGCTATTAATACTTTAATCATGTCCAATCCTAGTGATGGTCGCATACCCATACTTCAAGAAGCAATAAGAGCAGTTCAGAAACCTAAGTTTAAAGCTAAGAAGATTAGGTTGAATGTAGATAAAGTATTAAATAAAACTCAACCTAGACTTGAGGGTCAGAAGTTACAAGAAGATAGTGAAGAAGTTCAAAGTAATAATGATGTTTTATCCAGTGTATTAGTTCCTAGACTAGATGGTATTTCTTCTGCTCTGAGTGGCATAGGTGGTATTCTAGCATCACAATTATCTCTTGAAAGAATAGCATATGAAAGACAAAGAAAAAGAGATTTGTTAAATGAGAAAAGAGAGAGAGAAAAATCTTTAGAGAATGAAGGGAATACTATAGGTAAAACCATAAAAAAAATTGTAGAGCAACCTATCAAAAGTTTTGGAGAGAGACTTCTACAATTTTTAAAATCTGTAGGACTAGGTGCTGCTGTTCTGTCTCTTTATAATTGGCTTCAAGATAATGAGAACTTGAAAAAGGTAAAGGCAATAGCAGATTGGTTAGGTGATAATGGTGGTAAACTTATTAAATCATTAATAAAGTTAGGAAGATTGGGAGTAGCATCTAAGATTGGTAATCTTCTTAAAAAAGTAGGATCTGTTTTTACTGATTTTCTTTTTGTAAAACCCATTAAAACTTTAACTGAAATTATTAGAAGATCTATAAGTGAAGTTCTTTCTGGAGGAGCTAAGGGAATTAAGGGACAACAGATGCTTAAGACTAGAAACCAAATGAAAGCTGTTATTGAAGCAGCATCTAATATAAGAATAGGTAAGAATAAACTTGGATCAAGTTTACTAGGTAAAGTAAGTCCAAAGGAATTAAATACACTTACAAATGAAAATATAATAACATTTTTAACTAGAAGGGGTTTTAGTGATCTAGAAATAAGTCGTATATTAACTCAATCAATTGGTCCTCAGAATTTTACTGAAGCACAGAAAATTTTTACTCAAAATAAAATTCTTAGGGGTTTTGAAGGATCTAAAGTGGGAGGTTTGGGAGATGAAATAAGCACTATCATTGAAAATCCACCAAACACAGGCACAGGTCTAGGACAGAAAATTTTTGATCAAAATAAACTTCCAGGAAAAACTAAACCAGTTAAAGCTAAGGAAGTTGATACTTTTTTTAGGAAGGTTATAAAATTTTTAGAGAAAAAAGGATTAAAAGATGTAGGTGAAGTAAAATCTTTAAGAAAATTAATATGGAGTGGTATCGTTAATGGTCTTGGTGTATTAGATATAGGGTTGGACACTGCTGATGCAATAAGGACGTGGAATGAAGGGATGCCTATACCTTCTATGTTCTATGCTCTGGCTGCATTGAGTAGTGCTGTATCATTTAAAGCTCCCATATTTGCTGCTCCAGCTTTTGGATTCTCCCTATTAGGAATAGCAACAGAAAATCCAAATGTTTTGGAGGGTCTTAAAAAAGGTGGTTCAACTTTGGGTTTACCTGTGCCTGGTGCTGGACTTGGAGGAGCAGGTGGAATTGATGCTACCATTCCTTTTATGTTTAATAGAAGTTCCATTGATACTCCTATGAGTCAGGACATAGCCTCTTTTATGCCCAATGATTCTATTAGCAGTCCAAACATTTCTTTTCTTCAAGGTGGTAATCAATCTCAAGTGACATCTGGAAATGGTTCTAGTTCTAAACTACAAGAGCATAGCTCAGTTGATGAAGGTAATGTTAATATCACTTCAGTGGAATCTACAGTTGGAGCATACACATGATATTACCTTTACTTGGAACTGTAGCTAAGATGGCTATCAAAGGTGTAGCAAGTAGATCACGTCGTAAAAAAGGAGAGGGTGCTCAAGTATCTAAAAGTATAGTTCAAGATAGTAAAAATAAAAAATCAAGTGCCTTAGTCAAACCTACTACTCCTATATTTGGTGGAAGTAAACAAACAACTGAAACATCATCCTCAATACAATCTTCATCTATTGTAGAGTCTCTTAATAAAATAGACAAATCAATTGCAAATATAAGATCAATAATAGAAAGTGAATCTAAATTTAAATCAAAAATTAATGCAAATAATCTAAGGAAACAAAATTTATTAATGAAGAGAAATAAGGAGAAAGAATTAAAATCTAAAAAAACTTCTGTGTCAGTGACTGGTAGAACAATATCTAAGATGGGTTCATTCCTAAGTAGATTCCTACCATTTATTGTGGCAACTCTTCTTGGTTCAGTTGTTCTGTCTATCTACAAAGGTTTAGGTGCTATAATAAAATTCTTTCAGAATATATTTAATGCTTTGAATGGTTTCTTTGCTGCCTTAGATCCTTTTATTAGACCCATCTTAGATTTTTTCAATTTGTTTAGGAAACAAGACACTGGAGATCTAGATCCTAAGATTGGTGAGACTGAAGAAGAGAAAGTTAATCAGTTGGAGGGGCAAGTAAAAGAACTTGATGAACGAGCTGATGTGTTTGTTAAGGAATTTAATAAACAAAAGGAAGAGTTGTTAAAAGCTACTACTGAATATCAGAAAGGTGTTGAGGTGGTTCTTAAAAAAATTAATGATGATATTCTAGTTGCTCAGGAAAATATTCCCTCAGATACTGAGGAGAATGCAAGTGTTGATATTTCTATGACTGATGACACCACTGAGGTAACTCCCACAGTTGCTGACACCACTGAGATAACTCCCACAGTGTCAATGGTTGATAAAGATATTAATAATATAATTCCTGATAAGTCCAATAGAGAATTAGATGTTAAACCTACCACACCACTAGTTCCTAACAAAGAAGAAGATAAAAGTTCAGGTAATAAATTATCACTAGAAAGGTTTTTTGTTGATGGAAAAGCACCTACTATTGCAGGTCTAAGAGAATTGGAGGGGAGGACAGATATGAATGAACTTTTACAAAATAGAGATATAAGAAACTATACTAGGAATTTAGAATCATATAATACTGAAAAGTATGGTGATTTCAGAGAAATAGGGGTTTCTGGTGTTGGAGATTATAATCCAGGTGATCCTAACTATGGGATAGCATTAGAAATTCAGAAAGCAACTATAGGAGGAGATACAGAGAGGCAATGGGAGTTAAGACAAACGTTAATCAAATTAGAAGATCAAGCATTCTATGAAACTAATCAGGGAAAAACTGATATAATTTTTGTCTCTCAAAATACTCCTCAATCTTCAATGGGTGGGAAATCTTTTATTCTTCCTCTAGGCACTGGCATGGGTGGTGTAAGTGCATTAAATAGTAAGAGATCCTCAGAATTTGAGAATAGAATGTACACAACATGACTGACTTAAGACCAGGTAACATAAGAAGATTTAAGATTCATGGAAAGAATGGATCACCAGACTTTGCTGGATCTGAAACACAGGAAGATGGTAGAGTATCCCTAGCTGATGTCAGATACTATGAGAATGTAATGTCTAATGTGATTACACTGAGTGTTGGAGTGAAGGAGACAAATGATTTCTTAGATGAACTTCCTATTAGAGGAGGTGAGAAGGTGGACATAGTTTTAGAGGATACCATAGGAAATAAGTTATCACCCACATTATATGTCAATAGGGTTAGAAATGTCGTCTCAGATACTTTAGAAAATAATTATTTTTTAGATCTAGCATCTGAAGAACTTTTTAAAAATGATTTAACCAGAGTAGTCAAGAGATATGATGGTAAAATTTCTGAAAATGTAAAAAAAATCTTGACAGAATCAAATTCAAAAGGATCAGAGAAGTTAACTAGTAAAAATATAAGTGTAGATGATACTCTAATTGATTATAATTTTATTGGTAATAATAAAAAACCATTGTATGTGTGTACATGGTTAGCATCCAAATCAATACCTGCACAACCAGGTGAGGGTACAGCAGGTTATCTTTTCTTTGAAACACAAGATGGTTTTCAATTTAAATCTATTGATGGATTGTTTAGTCAGTCCTATAAGAAAAAATATATTTTAACAGAGACTCAATTTCAACCTGATGAATATGATGGAAAAGTTCTTAGTTATTCTATAGATAGGGATGTTGATTTGCAGAAAAATTTATCTCTAGGAATGTACTCTAATAAAAGCATATACTTTAATCTTTATGATTATGAATATGTGGATCAGGAATTTTCTATCAACAATGATAAGGTAAAGACTGGAGGAAGGAATAATATTTCAGATTCTATTCAAAACTTTGGAGAAAAGCAATCTAGATTGATGACAAGAATTCTTGACATTGGAACTCTTCCTGCAGGTAAAGATCCTGAGGGTGAGTTGGAAACTTGGAAGAGTGATCCTACTAAACCAACTTACAATGCTCCTAAAACTATGGTGCAATCTTTGATGAGATATAATCAATTGTTTTCTATCAAAATAAATATTATGATAGCAGCAGATTTTTCTTTGAAAGCTGGTGATTTAATTTATTGCGATTTCCCTGAAGTTAGGACATCTAAAAATTCAAAAACAAATAAACAAAGTGGTGGTATATATATGATATCAAGTGTATGTCATCGCTTGACATCTGATCAATCTTCTACTAGTCTAACACTGGTAAGAGATAGTTTTGGTAGAAAACCCTTCTGAGAACAATTATGAACACTTACAAACCTTACATTGAACCAGATGGAAAAGAACATGTGAATCATAACATGAATCAATACACTGAAGATGATTTAAAAATGCATAATGATGCATTTCATCATGAGGAGAGTGAAGAGGTAGATCAACCTGGAAGTATTAATGATTGGCACAAGAGACATGAGGATCAAACACTAGAGGTGTTCTGTGACACTCATCCAGATGCATTTGAGTGTAGAGTTTACGACGATTAATGTTAGAAAATTCATTACTAAAAACAAATTTTATTGGACGTGATGGTTATGTCTGGTGGATAGGTCAGATTCCAAAACAAAAAAATTGGATTTCTAATATAGCTGAACGTCCAACTGAATCTAATGATGATTTTAAGGGATTTGATTATAGATATAAAGTTCGTATCATAGGGTATCATCCTTCTGATGATAAAGAATTATCAGATGAACAATTACCTTGGGCAACTGTATTATTTCCAGTCACTGCTGGATCAGGTCAGGGTGGGGCATCACAGTCTCCTAATCTGAGACAGGGGATGTTTGTTCATGGATTCTTTTTAGATGGTGATGATGGGCAACAACCTATCATCACAGGAGTGTTTGGTGTCAATCAATATGCAGAAGTAAAACGTAACAATGGATTAGTAGGTCCTTATGAGTTGTTCAGTGGGCATGACTCTACAGACTCAAGTAATCCTGTTTCAAGATCCTCTCTTCCAGTCAATCAAGATCAAGCAAGTACAGATGGAGTAGTAATAGAAAGCGCCATTGCTCAAGATCAGGATGTGTCTGGTGCAGATCTTGAGGCTGATAGTGATGATAAAATACCTCAAGAAAATGAAAAACCACCTGAGTGTGATCTTGATAGGACAGAAAATATACAAGTGATATTAAAAAATGCTCTTAATAGAAAACAGAGACTTGAGAAAGCAAAAAAACATTGGAAGACTAAGATTTCTACCACCACTGATAAAGCAAAGATAGATGTGACAGGAGCTTTAAAGGGTATTAGTAATATAGAGAAAGAAATAGATAGAACAATGGTAGAGGCTCAAGAAAGAATAACTGGTCAAGTCAAAAGAATAACTGATGGCATTCAATTGAATATTAATAAAAAAATTAATTCAACTTTAGCAAAATCTTATGCCAGTTTACCACAATCTCAATTATTTAAAGCAAAAAAATTAGGAGATAAAGCTTTTGATGATCTCTCTTGTGCTTTTAGAAACATACAAGCAAATCTTTTCAAGATGGTGGGTAATTTTTTAAAAAATGCTGTCAATAAACTCATCAATGGTCCTCTTTGCGCAATTAATAATTTTGTAGGATCTTTATTAGCAAGAGTCAGTGGAGTGATTGATGGTGCAGTGGGTTCTATCTTAGGTCCAATTAAATCATTCCTCTCATCTGTTGGTGGAGTTAATGATATCATAGATGATCTAACAGATGTTGCTAGTAGTGCCATGTCTTTTCTCTCATGTGCAGCAGCTCCCAGTTGTGATGAGGTTACAGCATGGAATCAAAGTCTGGGTGTTGATGCTCCT